TAACCATGCGATGAACCGAATCCGTCTTTACGGAGCTAGGCTCACTCCTTCAACTGTCTATCAAATCATTCCTTGGTCGTGGCTAGGTGACTGGGCGACAAATGCTGGCGATGTCATAGACAATGTCAGCACACAGTTCTCAGACAATCTAACCGCGAAATACGCCTATGTGATGCGCCATACTTATAAGGCGAATCACAATAGTTCCACAATCCATTTTCATGGCGGTGGGACTTCACACTGTTCTTGGACTCAAGAAATTGAGACCAAGACCAGGACGGGCGCGTCACCTTTCGGTTTTGGCCTGTCTCCCGATCAGTTGACGGGGAGGCAGATTTCGATTCTAGCGGCGCTCGGGATATCCCGGCACTGGTAGAACCTACACTGACCGCGTTTCTAAGAAACACTTATGCCTTGGAAAAGCATAGGACAAGCGCGGGTAATTCCATACCTTAATGGAGGTTAACCACGTATGTTTGCTGATCCACAAGTCGTTACTGTTAATGCAGTGGCGAAATCTATGCCGCGTATTTCAACATCCGGACTTAAGTCCGAATATTTGAAGGATGATGAGTCATATAGACTCACAATCTCGCACCAGAAGTCCGGTAAACGGATTCGGTCGATGGCGCGCATAGACAGTCGAGCTGTGGTGCCGGACCCGTTGACTGCTGTCAACGATTACGAGCTCCTCAGTTTCTACGTCGTTATCGATCGCCCAGAAGTGGGTTTCGATGCTACGGCCGTAGACCAACTTGTCCAGGGATTTAAAACCTGGCTCACTTCAGGGATTGTCACTGCTCTCTACGGACAACAATCTTGATGTCAATAGAGCGGTCCCGCCCTGTACAATAGTACATGAAAGGATATCGCAATGAAGAAATTCTTGAAGTATTTGCAGATGGCCATGCTTGTTATGGGCTTAGTTGCCCAGACTGTTCCTTTGATATCCCCCCTAATCCCCAAAGGGAAAGAGGGGAAGACTCCTAAAGAGCCTAAAAAGCCAAAGGAGTTAGATCCGACGGTAGACCCGGATGGGTCTGATGAGGAACCTAACATTGCATGAACCTGTTACTGCGCTGATACGACTTGCCTGATCCAATATTGGATCAGGGAAGCAGAATACGAGGCTTGAAACTCACCCCCAGAATTGGAGGAAGTTTGAAAAGCAACGTAAGTGAACTCCTAGAGGTGGCACGGTGCGTCTATATAGACGCTTGTGCTAAGTGCATCGCTGATGTCTCCGATTTTCGTGATCTTAAAACTATTAGATCACGTGTCGAACAGGAAGGGCTTTCGTTTTTAACGATTACCCTGCCCCAATTTGCTCGGGACTTCGAAAGAAGCCTCGCAAACGGTGGCATAGACTCATCAGCCTTCGCAGGTTTTGCGAAGGTTGGAGCAATCCCTGCATTTCTGCAAGGTATGCTCAGTCTTTTGTTCGACAAGGAGTCAGGCTGTTATGTACAAAGATCGAATACTGATCGCGATACTCCCGTTATTGTTGATAGCGTACGGCAAATTTGCCTATGCTTCAAAAAACTGGAGCTTGCCTGCACCCCTAAAAGGGTGCGGGCCGCGATCACGACCTTTGTTCAAGTTGAGCGAGACCTTGAAATGTACGTTATGTCTGAGAGTACGCGTCATGAATTTGATCGCGTATCTCGTATGCTGTGGCCTGGTCTTCTGGGTGATTTTCACCTGGATAAACTTAAACTACGGCACGGGCCTGGCGCTACCGCTGACGGACGAGCCGGTAACGGTAAGTTCGTTTGGCAGTACTGGCATGATCGTCTCGAGCCTTATTTCCCTCTTATCGACAGCGGTTATTCTATTTCCGCTGAAGGTTCTGAGGAGCTCGGGAATGTATCGATTATGCCGGCGGATCTGGAGTGGCCTGTTAAGGTTACGCCTGTTCCGAAGACACTAAAGGGTCCACGAATTATTGCTGTTGAACCTTGCTGCATGCAATATGCACAGCAAGGGATTCGGGACGAGCTTTACGCTCGTCTAGAGTCGTTCTGGCTAACGGAAGGTCATGTGAATTTTCGTGACCAATCTGTGAACCAGCAACAAGCGATGATGGGGTCGAAAACTGGTCAGTGTTCAACCATTGACTTGTCTGAGGCTAGTGATCGTGTACCACGATCATTGGCTATGAGCATGTTTGATAGTAATCCCGATCTTCGGGACGCTATTGATGCGTGTAGATCGACTCATGCCAAACTTCCAGATGGGACCATAGTTGGTCCCATGGAAAAGTTCGCATCGATGGGGAGCGCTCTCTGTTTCCCAATAGAGTCAATGTATTTCTACACTGTATGTGTAGTGGCTCTACTTGAGGCACAGAAACTTGCCTGTACACAGAGTAACATATTTATTGTTACTCGGGATGTGTACGTCTATGGGGACGATATAATCGTTCCCACAAACTATGCGATCACTGTTCTCGAATACCTGCAAAAATACTATTGCAAGGTAAACATTTCGAAGACTTTCTTTAGCGGAAGCTTCAGAGAGTCTTGTGGAATGGACGCTTTTGAAGGCGAGATGGTTAATCCCGTCTACGTCAGACAGAGCGTCCCTGAGAGCAGACAGCAAGCATCGGAGTTAATCTCATGGGTTGCAATCGCCAACTTATTTTATAAGAAAGGCTTTTGGCATACCGCCTCACACATGTTTGACGTGTGTGAAAAACATTTGGGTAGTTTACCCTATGTCTCTGAGACCAGTCCGGTTCTTGGTCGTATCTCCTTCCTGGGATTTCGATCCGTCGAGAGATGGAATCGAGAATACCATACCTTTGAAATCAAGGGATGGGTTCCAGGCCCAGTCTATCGTACTGACAGACTGGAGGGATACGCAGCACTCCAGAAGTCTCTTTCACGTCTTGAAGGTCTGTTAGACCTTTTCGAAGTTAGAGATCCACTTCATTTGGAGCGTTCTGCACGGCACGGCGCCGTTGCACTTCAACGCCGTTGGGCCTTAGCGTAATTGCTAAGGGAAACATGGCAGTAATCTGCCAAGAGAGACTCTCCAACACTCTCCCATGTAAGCTGACATGGATTTCAGTTTAAAACGCCTTCGTAGGCGATCTGAACCATCAGCAGCTAGTCCCATTCTGTTGAAAGAGTGGGCTTGGGCCCCGCCGGGCCGAAAGGCCCGGCGGGATAAGCGTGTCCATCATTTTGATGGGCGCGCGGAGTGAAGGGCAGTGCAGTCTCTCTGCC